CATCATAACCGTTAGGAAAACTAAATCCATTTGATGTTAAATCAATATGAACTACGCTTGTTGTATATTCTGTATCATTTGCATTTGCAATTAACATATATCTACCTGTTATAGAACCTGATGGTCTTTTACTGTCGTAAATATTCCAATTATATTGTGCTGTAGATTTAACCATAACAAAGTCAGGTTGAAATCCAATAGATTGCGCATTACCTGAACTTCCTGTTCCTGTATAACTTCCAAACTTGCTATATCCTGATACTGAATGGAAACAATAAGCTATATAATCATCTCCACTTCCTGATAAACTTGTTCCAATATTAAATATTGTTGATGTTGGGGGTGTTGAATTAAATAAACTACCTCCTGATGAACCATTACTTGCTTCAGCAGCATCTGTATTTAAATTAACAAAATAATGAGCAGGATTTGTTCCTCCGTTTAGATAAGCATTATATGTGTACCAAGGGCTTGTTCCAGTTAATCTTTTTGTAATTATCATTTCAGGAGCTGCTGAAAGTCCGTGAGGAATTTTATCTGCATTTCCATTACCTTCCCATTTTACGATACTAAATCCTGCATTAGCATTTGCACTAACTATTGATTGTGCAGAAACTGTTGCTTTAGTTCCTATATTTAATGTATCATTCTGTGCAGTAGTTTCATTATATAAATTTATAATACTCGCTGCATTTAATTCTTTATTATAAATTCTAACTTGGTCTATTAAGCCATCCCAATTATATTTACCAGTACCTGCAGTATAGCTACCTATATATAGTGGTCCATCTTGACCTGAACCTGTACCACTATCAAGGGTAAATTGCAAAACAGAATCAATATATAATTTTGTTTTACCAGTACTCATATTTTGTGTAACTGCAGCGTGATGCCAATTACCATCATTATAAGCACCTGAAGTTAAGCTATTTTGACTTGACCCACCCCTGTTTGTAACAAGTTGTACTTTACCAGTACCAGGTATTAAATAAGTATCAAAATTATAATTACCATTTGCACCATAATCTGAAACAATACCCATATTAGAACCTGATGACCTACTTGTTTTAAACCAAGCAGACCACGATTTATTACTATCTGATGCAAGAAAAGTATTTAAAGAACTAATCGCAATATAACTACTACTACCATTAAATTCTGCTGCTTTATTAAATTTACCTGTTGCATAGGTTATGTTTGTTGCTGTACCATTATAATTTCCTGTTACATCATCTACATCATCTTCAAACTTATATATTGCAATAGAATCTACATCATCAATAACTTCTTCTATTGTCGCTTCGTTATCATCAGCTTTCCAAGCATAACTAATATAATTATATGCTTGACTTATATCATAACCACCTCTTAAAGTAAACCCATCACTTGTAAAACCATCTAACCCCCCCAAATTATCTTGGGCTTGACTTAAATTAGAAACAAGTCTATTTTTTGGACCTCTTATAGTGTCGTATTGATTCCAGTTATTTGCAGCATTTCTTGATTTTACCCAAAGCAAACTACCTTTACTTAAATCAAAACTATAACCACCTACTGTTTGAGCATTTCCTGTACCTACATAAGTTTTTATATCAAAACTACTTGCAAGTGTTGGTGCTTCTGTGTCAGGGTCTGCAGCAAATGCCATATAGATATAATTACCATTTGAAGCATTAAGATAGGTTTCTGTTGAATTAACTTGGAATCCATTTGATAGAAAATCTATACCACCTCCTCCTGATGCAGTATATTCTGCTTCACTACTATTCGGCCATAAAACTAAATTTCTACGATTTGTAAGATTTCTTTTATTATCTAATATTGCCCAACCACTCCCTGTAGCATCTGTTCTTTTAACCATTACAAAAGCAGGTTCAAATCCTGTTTCTATAATAGGTCCATTTGCTGAGCCATTACCTGTGTATGAACCAAACTTTGAAAATGAAGCAGTATCAGCAAAAGCATAACAAATATATTCTTTTGTATTTGAGTTCACAGAACTATGGTCGTTAACACTAAACACCGAAGATGTTGGTGCAGCATCATTCCATTCAGTTCTGTCAAATCTTGCTGAAGTACTATTTAAAGCTATATTGTAATTTTGTGGACTTGTACTATCTATGCCTTTATGATATACCCTCCAATTATTTCCTGCATCTGTAAGCATTTTAACTATAAACATATCAGGAATTACTCCTAAATTATGTCCAATCGTAGCACCTGCTGAACCATTTCCAGTATATTTTATTATAGAAAATCCTGCATCTGTATTTGCTTGTACTGTACTTGTAATCGTTCCATCTGAATTGCTGCTTGTAGTTCCTCCGTTTGCTTTCCAACACCAAGCTACAAATGTTTCCCCATTTTCGTTTATATCTCCATCAGTGCCTAATGTAAATCCATCTGAATCAAAAGATGTTATTCTATTAGTATCAGTTGATTCTGCATTAGTTGAATTTGGCGCAAGTCTTTTCGTTACACCACGAGTGGAATCTTGTATCATATGCCAACCAGTACCACTTCTTTCTTTAATCCAAACCATATCAGGTTTAAATCCCACTCCAGTAATTGAACGAGCTGAACCATTACCTGTATAAGTAACTACTTTAAAGTTTTCACTTGGTGTTAATGCACCACTTGCAGTAGCACCTGCACCAATTAATCTTTTATTTAAACCCATTTATTAAATGTTTGGGAAATCGTATGTAATAACTTTTGCTTTAGTAGTTAGTGCATTTATTTCCGATTCAACTGTATCTGATAATTCTCTTAAAGCTACTCTTGCATCTACAATATCTGCTGGTACATCTGCTCCATTATCCATCTCTCTTATTATATACCAATCTGTTTTTGCAAGTTCACTTCCTATTCTACTTTTAAAGTTGCTAATTGCTTGTTCTTTTAATTCGCTTAATGACTTATCAAATGTTTTATTTGATTTGTCTTTTCTAAATACAGTTGCTCCTGTGTCCCAATATATCTCACCTAAATCGTGTATTCTTTCATCATAATTATCATCTATGATTACATCAAAAAGACCATTGTCTTTCATTTTGCTATCACTCCACCCTTTTACGTTTAAATGTAGTCCAGTTGATGACCTAAATGAATTTGGTAATGATTGATAAAATGTTATTACACCTTCGTTGTTTACTGCTTTCATAATTACGCTACTTTATTTATTGTTGCAAATTGCTCTGTGTTTCCATTTGTAGAAACTATACTAATTAAATTTTCTCCACTTCCATCATACGTTGAAGCATTTGTAAGTTCTTTTACACTTGTAGGTAAAGTTAAAGTGTAGTTACCACTTATAACTAAATTGATTTGCATACCTGTTGATACATTTGCAAATGTTAATGTTGTATTACTCCCTAATGTTTTAGTAAATGTTGTAGCAGTTGCCCAATCTACAGATGTACCACTTAATGCTGCTGCAGTAGTAAACTCTGCACCTAATTTAGCATAACTTACTGCGTCTGCTGCTATTTTAGCTGTAGTAATGTTTAAATCAGCAATATGAACTGTATCAACTGCTCCATCAGCAATCTTAGCTGAATCTACTGCGTCTGCTGCTAACTTTGCTGTAGTTATTGCTCCATCAGCAACACCACCAGCACCATTATACAACTCTGTAAAGTTATCATTTGTTTTGTCCATAGCATCTCTTAATGGGTCACCTGTCCCATCATTTGCTGAACTTCCTATATTTATTGTTTGTTTTGCCATTTTATTTTATTTTAATATACTGTTGCATCTACTGTTAATGTTGAGCTGTCTGCACTAAATAATGTCGTATCTACTGTTAACGTTGAACCATCTGCATCAAAAGGGTAAATATCACCCCATCCATTCGCTTCATTAACGCTTCCAAACCAACTTACACTATATACGCTTCCAAACGACATATTTAATCTTTTTTAAATAACTACTTAATTTAATTTCGTTTTCTTTTTTAGGCTTATATGTTGACTTGTTATCTTTTATAGAACCCATCCTGTAAAATTAACATCTCTAAAAGGGTACATTCCTCCATCTTGACCTCCAGTATAGTCTGGATATAACTGACTTTTATCATCCATATAATCTAAAAATCTTTTAGCATAAAAGTCTGCAGTCTCTGTAGCGTGTCTAGTTAACTTTGTTATTTCAGACTCTGAAACAGAATTTGAATTTTCGCTATTATGTTTATATATACCACCATTAGATATTTGATATGCAGCATAAGGTAAATAAGTTGCTTGTGTGTACCAAATAAGCATTGGTTTTATATATGTATTTACTAAAGTTGCATTATCTGTTGACAAACTACTACCTATTACTTGAGTTTGTAAAGTGTTATATAATTTAGTACCAAGATAATTTTGTATAACAGTATCTTGTGCTACTTCAACAAACTGTACTAGCTTATCAGTATCTACATTACC